TTGTAAAGTACATTTGCATTAATTTCAAAATCTTCAACCTTATCAATCTTATCTGATGTCAGATTATTCAAAGTTGAATAATTTTTCCTGAAGCCATATTCGTACATTAGCTTTTTACCCAAAGCCCTAAGTTTCAATTCAACTGATTTAATCACTTTATCATCCTTATCAAGCATAATGGATTTTGCGAAATCAATGATAGAAACATCTTTGTTTTTTAAATCTTCGATAGTTTTGATGTGAAAATCAATATCCATGTTGAAATTAATGAGATTGTCCGAAAAAGCTTTAATTTTGTCAGGAAGAGATGCTTTATAATGCTTGTTACTGAAATTGGTAAGAATTGTGTAAGAAGTAGCTCTTTCACCTTTAATATTAATTTTAGCAAGACCGACACTCATTGAAAGCGCTCTTGATTTGTCAGTAGAATTGACGATACTAATCATTTTTTCATATCTTTCATTATCAATGTAAATTTCGTCACCAATCAGACGAATTTCCTGAACACCACTTGCAGCTTTGAGCGCATATTTTTCAGGAGTAAAATAATTGATAATTTCAGAGAGAATGGATTTTGAAAAATTAGTGAAATCAAAATTGTAGTAAATCTTTGATACTTCAACCCGACAAATTTCACGACCGTCATAACTAGTTATAAGCCAGCCGTCTTCAATTTTATTCGAGAATTTGTCGAGATCTTCATTAACTTTGAGGAAATCAAAGTTTCTAGTTACTGCTATTGACCTGTTGTAGAAAAAGTTTCTTCTCATAATTTTTTATTTTATCATTTTTGATTACACAAAGATAACGTTATTTTTTTTATTTTACAAAAAAATACTAGCATATTTTGCATGATTTTTAGCTTTTTTTTTAAAAATCAAATTAATATATAATAAAGTAAAAAACAACCGAAGATATTCGAAAAGTGAATTTTTTTACAAAAATATATTAATATATACTTAAAAAAATAATTTTTAAATTATGCCAATTAAAGACAAAGACTTCGGAAAATACAAAAGACCAGGTGTTTTCATTAATGAGATTGATAGCAGTATCATAGAACTTCCAATTCAAGAAGTTCTTATAAACTTGGTACCAGGATTTTCTAAAAAAGGTCCTTTCAACGCACCAATTTATGTTACAAATCCAAACGAATTTACGGCAATTTTTGGTGAAGATGACAGGAGATTAGAAAATAAGGGTTCATTTTTTCACAAAACAGTAAAACAAATGTTGAAAAGTGGTCCAGTTTGGGCGCTTAATCTCTTAGCAACAAATCCAAATAGAGATAAGGTTGACTGGCAAACTATCTCAGTTTCGGCTCAATATCAAAATAGTGATGTTAATCGCTCAGCTTACGAATTATTCTTTAATCGCCAAGATTTCTGGGAACGTGATTCAGACGCTTTCTTAAATGTTGTTAAAGCTAACAACTATGGTGTTGAAGATAATCAGAGACTTTTCCATATTACTAATATGGGAGATAAAGATATTACTGTATTTATGTACAAATCAGATGTAACTGGTTTTGATATAACTGCAGAAGAATGGTATGGTGATAGAACAAAGGTTCCAGCCTATATTGATTATAGAGATTGGATATCAGATTATATGGTGACTCTAGTAGTATTGGCAGGCGATTGGTCAGACTATAGAACATTATCTAACGATACTACTTATTCTAACTATTTTAACAAGAATGGCTTAATCAAAACAGAGATTGATGACTTTATTAACGAGAGAACTGTTAATGTACTTGCTAAATATGATTGTTCATTAATACCTTATTTCAAAGATCTTGACAATAGAGATATGTATATTAAGAATATTGTTAATAGTAATACTGATAAAACTGGTTTATTCTGTACTTATAACGAAGATTCATTGTTAGAAGCAGATTATAAACTTGGTAATCTAGATATTATTGGTGATGTTTTGGTTGGACAAGATATTAGCAGCATTAAATTTATGTCATATGAAACTTCTCTTAAAGAAACAGTTACATATCCACAAAAATACCTTGATTCAGGTAATAATGTTTTCACAAATAATATTGATAGTTATGATCAAGATTATTTAAATGTTGGTACTAACGATAGATCAGGTGTATTTACTAATGGACACGTATATCAAATTTATTTTAATTCTGGTGCAACTACTACAGGAGCATCATATTCAACAATTCAATTTTCAGATGGCGGTGTAGATACCTACTATGTTATTAATGGTACTGTTGTTAGTGGATTTACAGCAACTACGACAGTTGTGAGCGGTATTACTTATACACAAGGTTCAAGATATGATGTTTTATATCTTACTGATGATAATACAGTTAACGTTTTATATGGTTCACCTTCAAATTTACCAACAGGCGCAATTAAACCAGATTTTAATTATAGCTTAGATAGTACAATTATACTGGGTTATTTACATCATATTAAATCGGGAGCAACTTCAGGTTATACTTTAGATTATTATCCAGTAAGTGTTAGCTCAACAGCTACACCAACAGCATCTTACGCATATATTCCTGTTGGATTGACTTCAGGTTACGAAACCATCGTTACAGATAGCTTTGATACAATGGGAACTTATATGGATATTGAATTCTTAGGTACTTCTGGACATACCGGAGTATATAATGATTATCAATATCTTAGATTGATGCAGGCATTTACAGAAATATACGATAATATTTCAAGTGAGAGTGTTTTAATTAAACGTACAGATCTAACTGGTACTACATTTGATGCTGGTGATAAGGTTCCAGTTATATCTGTTGTTCCAGTTGAAGCATCTTCAACAACTAATGCTAGAATCAGAATCTATTGCGATACTCCAAATGTGTGTCACTATAGTAATCAATTCCTATTATATTATATTGACAATGAGTTCTTATTACACGATGCTGGAATAAATACTGATTCATTAATAACTAGATATGATGTTTTAGGTACAACATCCAAATTTGGTATTGTCGCAACCTATTCACAATTTTATCAAGATTATTACAATGGTGTAATTAACAACTTAGATTGCTTTTATGTAAATAATAATAGTGGATCTACTAAGATTTACTTAAAAATGTACTTGGATCAAGATAGCATTTTAACTGTTAATTTCTTATCAGCAATAGATCCAGATGTTTTGTATGAAATTGATAAGGATGATTGGGGTGATGCATCTCTATATAATTATAATTTAATCATTCACTCAAATAAAACTAATTGGCAACAATCAGTCGAAATTGAAGAATGGTATGGTGACGACCTTACAACTTGTCAACAAATTAAAGTTGATAAAAACAGATATTCAGAAGTAACTAAAGGTAGCTTTTTAGCAGCTTACTATGATGAAGCATACTGGCAAGCTCCTGCAGGTGAAGGTTATTTGCAAGGATCAGTTCCAAGAAAATTAACGAGAGTTACTAAAGTTCAAAATGATCCAACCGATGTTAACGCTAAAATTCTCTATACCGATGCTCCAATCAAAATTAATGATTATAATATTTTAACAGGTACAACAGACATTGATTATCAGACATATACATATCCATCAATTGATTCTTATGTTACTGAGTATAAAGCTCTGAAAATCTCTCCATTTGTTGTACATACTGATTCAATTCCTAACGGTACCGATACTAGACAAAATGAAATTCTTAATATTATCTCGAAAGATACCAACCTTGCAAAAGGTTTAGCTGACAAGAATAAAATATCTTGGAGATACCTTGTAGATTCATTCGGTTTAGGTCTTGTTCCAATGGAAAATTTTGGTTCAAAACAACAACTTGCCGACCTTTGCGGTATGAAATTGAATTGCCTAGGTTTTATCAATATGCCAAGTGCTAAAATATTTAGAGAATCAACCAATCCATCATTTACTAATGATGATGGTACTCTTAATACAGCATATATTAAAGCAGGTGCAGATGATTCCAAAAACCCAGATTTCTACTATCAATTTGCACAAAGACATGGTGAAATCGACGGTAGAAGCTGTGTCGGGTACTTCTTTCCATATATTAAAATATATGACAACGGTATTCCAAAATGGGTTCCACCGGCAATGTTTGCAGCAACAACCTATATGAACAAATTTGTTACTAATGTTGCTGGTATGTTACCTTGGACAATTGCTGCAGGTATTACTAACGGTAGAGTTCCAAATATCACTAAAACTGAAATGGATTTCACCAATACTGATCTTGAAAATCTACATGCAATGAACGCTAACCCAATTGTTTACAAAATCAATAACGGTTATTGTATCAATGACGAAGCAACAGCACAAGTGTTTCCATACAGCTCACTTAGCTTCCTACACTCAAGAGAAGTTCTTATCGAACTTGAAAATAGATTGTATGACATGTTGTTAAAATATCAATGGTCATTTAATACACCAGAGATTAGAGCCGAAATCAAGTATCGTGCAGATAAAATCTGTAAAGATATGTTAGATAACGATGCATTCTACGATTTTTGGAACGTTTGTGATGAAACCAATAACACCGATTATGTTATAGATTTACAGATGGGCGTTCTTGATACATATGTAGAGATTATCAAAGGTATGGGTATCATTGTAAATAATATCACAATTATGAAGAAAGGTGATATCCAATCAATGGGATTCAGATAATAGATTTGGATAAATAAAAAAAAGGGAGAATTTCATTCTCCCTTTTTTTTATTTATCCAAATAAATTTTAATTGACCAGAGTCGTATATTCTATAAATTTTTCTTTCTATCATTATTTCGTGCTCTGTTTTACTAGGATCAAATCCATCTTTAATAAGTTTATTTTTTCTGTATGTAAAACGATGTTTTTTTATTTTATCTACAATATAATAGTAGTTTGGATTTGTAATATGAGAAAATTTAAAATTTAATTTTTCGTATAAAATTCCATAAGAGTAACTTCTATTAGCGTATGTAATAACTTCAGTTGGATCATAATTGTTTATAAAATATTTAAATAATTTTGATGCTCCACCAACAACATTTGTATTTAATCTATTACAAAATCTACTTAATTCCCATTCGTTTATCATACTTTTATCATTCATAACTATTCTTTTATTACCAAAAGTCATTAAGCTAATTAATTCTTCATTATAGAATAATCCTATATTTATTTTACTTGTTATATAACCTTGAATATGATTTTTTTCTAAAAAATTTTTAATTATTTTTTTATCTAATATTTTTTTTATTTCACACTTTCTTGCAAAAATCTTATTAGGAGTTTTATTTAATTTATTTAAAATCATAGATTTAATAATATCTTTTTTGTATATCCAATCATCTTCCCATATATGTATTAATTGTATATTTTTTTCTACACACAAATTTGTTTTCTCTAAATGATAATTATCAGGTTTATTAATTTCATTGTGCCACCATAATCCATTAAATTCAAAAGCTAAATTTAAATCTGGCATATATATGTCCAATTCTTTACCTATAATATCTCTATCATTAAAAATTATTAAACCATTATAATTTTTTTCGATGAATTGTATCATTTCAATTTCTAATCCCGATATACTTTTATTTATTGGATTACATTCGGTGCATATTATAGTATTAGTTCTTCTTCTAGAATTTAATAAAGTGTAATCGATATCAAATGTGTGATTATTATCACATTTCATTGTATATTTTTTATTCTTATTGTCTATACTTAGAATATCATATTCTTTATAATAATCTTTAATTTTTTTTGCTAATGTTAATAATTGATTTTCTTTAGATTTCAGTTTAATTTTTTCATTTTGTAAAGCGTGTTCAACGCCATACCTCAATAACATAGTTTCTTTAATTTTATTATTAATTTTTTCGCTTTTTTTTGGATTATCTACTCCATAATTTTGCATTAAGGTTTTTGTTGATTTTTCTTTTATTTTTTCTGATTTATTTGGATTGTCAACACCATAATTTTTAATTAGTGTTTCAATAGATTTTTTTCTAATCTTATTATTTTGCATTGGACTATTTGAGCCATATTTTTCATTATTTGTTTTAATTATTTTATTTTTAATGTTACTATTCATTGCAGGTGCTTTTGTGCCGTATTTTTTATAAGATTTATCTTCTTTTATTTTTTTTATTTTAGGATCATTACTTATACAAGAAGTACTACAATATTTAGAATATCCTAAAGTTGAATTTTTAAATTTTGTTATATTATTACAATTTGGATTAGAGCAATAAATAATCTTATCTAAATTATGTACGTAATGATACACCTTTTCTTTGAAAGGCAAATCTAATAATTTATTTTTGCAAAAATCAATAATGTCATTAAATATTTCAGGATAATTATTTTTAACATATTTCTCTGAATACATCTTACCAGATGAACCATTTTTTTCTTTTATTATTTTGATAAAATCATTTTGCAACATATGTATCTTTTATTCTTATATATAAATAAAAATATATGAAGTTTTTTGAATTAAAATGAAGTAAAAGGGAGAATAAAAATCTCCTTTTTATTTTAAACATAACTATCTTATCTTGATATAAAATTAAAAATAATCCTATTTTTATGAATATTGTTGTTGAAGGTACCGTTGGATGCGGAAAAACAACTCTTGGAAAATTTCTATCAGAATTCACTAATTTCAAACTCTATGAAGAACTTACCAGTGATGATACTTCAGTTCTTTTAGATAAATTTTATACCGATCAAACTAGATGGTCATTTGCATTACAAATACATTTTCTAAACGAAAGATTTAGAATGATTAAAGAAATAAACAAATTATCAGAAGGCATACTAGATAGAAGCATATATGGCGATAAAATATTTGCAGAAATGCTTCATGAAGATGACAAAATGACAAAAGAGGAATTTAACACCTATAAGACATTGTTTGATAATATGTTGGAACATATCAAACCACCCCATCTTATGATATATTTGAAATGCTCAACTGAAACCGCAGTTCAAAGAATAGCAACTCGCAATAGAGGTATAGAAACTAGCGTTCCAATGAAATATTGGCTAAGATTAAACGATAAATACGAGTCTTGGTATAATGAATATAATCAATCCGAAAAGATGAGTTTAAATGTTGATGATTTCAATATCTATGATGATATTCAACGTAAAGAATTTTTAAATAAAATATTATATAAATTAGATAGTCTCAGAACACCAGAACACCAGAAAAGAAAGAAATTCGTTCAAGAACTTTCAAAAAATATAAAATCATTTTAAAAATCGGTATATATAAAAATTTTTTCCCCGTTTTTTATCTTTTTACTAAAAAACCTTATTAAATGTGCTAAATTTTAAGAAAAAAAGTTTTTCCTCTTAATTCTCAGAGGGAAAGGAAATATTATTTATATATACAAAAAAATAATATAAAAAATATGCCATTAGCACACTTTACAGCCGTAGACTCTCATAGAGAAAAATGGGAACCTATTCACAAAAATTTGTATGAATGTACAATCATATTACCCACCGTACTTCAAACGATTCACCCAAATGCAACTCATCTTTTGATGGAGAATACTAAATCGGCTAAGTTCCCAACTTATCCAGATTTACAATCTCAAACACAAAGATTCAAATACTCAACTAGAGTATTCGTCATGATGCCTGAAAAAACTCACGTCGACGATCTTGCAATCACATTTAACCTTAACCAAAATGACGATTATCAAATTTTTTGCTTTAAAATGCTTAAAGATTGGTACGATTTAGGTTGGAATAATGAAACTGGTACTCTTCATTATAAGAAAAACCTTGTTGGTGATATTATTATTCACTTACACGATAAAGAAGGTAAAGTTATCCGTAGAGTAACCTATCATAACGCCATGCTTAAACAAATTACAGGATTCGACGAAGGACTTAGCTGGGATACCACAACAGAAATCTTCGAACTTACTTGTAACTTTGTAGCAGATTATTGGGAAGACTTCTATTACTAATCTGGATTTGATTGTTTTCAAATATATAGAAAATAAAAAAAATATTGAGAGGACCAAGGGATTTTTATATATAAGTATAAAAATCCCTTTTTTATGCATAAAAAATGTAGAGTATGTAATAAGATTAAAAGTATTGATGAATTTCATAAAAAGAAGAATACTTTGGATGGACATCGTAATGAATGTAAAGAATGTGTAAAAAATATTCAAAAGAAATATAAAGAATCTCCAGGATTTAAAGAGAAACGAAAAGAATATGATAAAGAAAGATATGAGAATAATAGAGATAAAATTCTAGAAAGAAAAAAAGAATATCACGAGGAGAATAGAGAAAAGATTTTATCATATAAAAAAGTGTATAGAGAAGAGAATAAAGATAAGATTAAGAAATGGCGAAGTGAGAATATGTTTAGATATAGCGAAGGTCAAGCGAGATATAGAGAAAAATATCCACATATAATTGCTTGGCGTTCTATTCTATATTCAACTTTGGATAGGTTAGGAACTGAGAAGCAAGGACATACTATAGATATGTTAGGATATTCCGCACTAGAATTAAAGTATCATATTGAAAATCAATTTCAACCAGGCATGAATTGGAAGAATTATGGTGATTGGCACATTGATCATATTAAAGGTGTTATTAATTTTGATCCTCTAACAGATGTAAAAATTGTATGTGCATTAGAAAATTTAAGACCTTTGTGGGCAACTACTAGAGAGATAGATGGAATTATTTATGAAGGAAATCTGAATAGACCTAAGTTTTACGAATAATTTTAATTTATGTAAATATTTTATAAAATTTTAGATTTCCAGAGTCGTATATTCTATAAATATTTTTATAAGACATTATTTCGTGCTCTGTTTTATTTTTATTGTTACTTTCTTTTACTAATTTGTCTTTTCTGAAATTAAATCTATGATTTCTAATACCATCAATGATGTAGTAATAATTTGGTTCTGTATTTCCTTTAAATTCAAATCCTAATTGTTTATATAAATTACCATTGGAATAACTTCTATTTGCATATGTAGTTATTTCTTTTGGTTTATATGTCTCAATAAAGTATTTAAATAATTTTGATGCTCCACCAATAACATTGGTATTTAATTCATTACAAAATCTTAATAATTCATATTCACCTTCATTAGTTGATTGTTTACCCATGGCAATTCTACGATTACCAAATGTCATTAAACTAACTAATTCATTATTAAAAAATAAACCTATTTTAACTTTCGAACCAATAAAACCTTGAATATGATTTTTATTAAGGAAATTTCTTATTGATTTATTATCTGTTAATTCTTTGATAATACATTTTCTAGCATAAATTTTATTTTCAATTTTATTTAATTTATTTAATATCACAGATTTAATAATATCTTGCTTATATAGCCAATCGTCTTCATAAATATGAATTAATTGTATTTCTTGTTTTTCACATAATTCAGTTTTATTTAAATGGTAATTTTTTTCTTTATTTAATTCGTTGTGCCAAAATAGTCCATTAAATTCAAATGCTAATTTTAATTCTGGTAAATAAATATCTAATTCGTATGGATATATAATATTTCTGTTATTTAATAAAATTTTATTGTTATAATTTTTTTTAATAAAATTTTGTAATTCTATTTCATATCCACTATTTGAAAAAGAAGAGATTGGATTACATATTGTACATAAAATTGTGTTATAAATTAATCTATTTCGAAGAATATTAATATTTATATTGTAATTATGATTTTTATTACAATCACATATTAAAGTGGCTTCGTTATTATTAAAACTTAATATATTAATTTTTTTGTATTTATTTATAATAAAATTTATTTTTTTATTTTTAAATTCATTTGATTTACTGTAATTATTTACATTATAATTATTTATGAATGTTTCTTCTTTTTTTCTTTTTATTTTTTCTTTTTTTGATATGTTTTTAT